AGCCACATTACTACACCAGCGACGGCAACAATGAGGCCGAGACTTAGTCCGACGATTTGCATCCAGCTCATTTCTTCTCCTTGTAAAAGTCACACGATTTAACTGGGCACCAGCCACGGCACAGGCCACTAGGACGGCACGGCCATGACTCACGCTCATATGCAGACTCTAGCTTACGCACCCTTGGTAGGAAGCCGTTCCAGATACCAGCGACTTGGTCACGATGATAGGTGGCCTTGTCAATCTTCTTGTCACGCAGCCACACGAAGCCAGTCGTCACATAGTTCACTTCAGGGTAAGTTGCAAACGTGTAGCCAACATAGAGTTCGAGCTGCTCAGTGAGCTTGCGCTTACCAGTCTTGTAGTCAAACACACCAGCCTTGTCACCATGGATAACCAGCAAGTCAGCGATACCGCGTGACCACGCATTGCCCCACTCAGCAGGTTGGAAGTTTTTGTCCACTGCCATCTGTTCTTCACAGAGCTTCTGGCCGGGGAGCGCAGCGAACTTAGCAGCGATGCTTTCCCATTGCTCCATGCCTTCGGGCAGAGGTGTGCCATCACGGACACGGTACTCCATAGCAGTGTGGACTTTCTCGCCCCACATCGTTGCCTCAGTCGGCGGCTCCTTGATGTCCTTCAGTACACGAACATGGTAGAACTGCCTTGGGCACGTCTCAAATTTGTCAAGCTGGGAGTATGTCCAAGCGGGTATAGCCATAGGGGTTCCTCTCAAAGACCAAAGTCTTTAAGTTATTTAGCGTCAGCGTAGTTCTTACCGATGTCGCCTTCACATGAGACAGGCAGGTCAGCACACCACTTAGGTGGAACTTTCATTACCTCTAGCATGTACTCTAGACACCACTTTGCAGCGGGGGTCGGTACAACAGATATTACCTCATCATGCACGGTCAGTGCAACTTTATATCGTCGATCAGCATCAGGGTTGTCGTTCTTACGCAACTCAATGTCGATCTTGGCCATCTGGTCAAACACAACGATACGAGCCAGAGCTTGCACGATGTTCTCAACCATCTTACCGCCGTAGATTTTAACAGGGCCGTAGCGTCCGTCGTACTCGTAGCCGTCTGCGTTCTTACGCAAGTTGGGGTAACGAATCATCGTGCCGTTAGGCAGGTGCACACCTTCGGGGGTACAGCGCAGAGCGATGCCAACACCGAGCTCACACTCAAAGCCCTTGGCCATTTTCTCGAGCGACTTCTGTGCGTCTTTCCATATCTGGGCGATCATATGGTACTTGGCGCGGTACAGCTTGACTGTGTTCTGCGCGTCTTCCAATGGCATGTCCACGGAGATGCCGCCCATACCGATCTTGAGTGTCGCCTTGAACTTGTCAGGCCCCATGCCGTAGCCTAGGCCCAAGATACAGGTCTTGCCTACGAAGCCCTCAACCTTGTCTGGGTTGTACTCCTTGCCGTTCTCGTCAATGGCTTTGCGTTTACGGTCAACATGGCGGCCATACACCACAGAGGCAAACGATGAATAGATGTCCACGTTGTTGCGGAAGTCTTCAACCAAGTCCTCTTGGCCAGCCCACCATGCAACGACACGAGCTTCGATCTGTGCAGAGTCAACTGCTACCAGTGAGTGCCCATCAGGTACGGTGATTGACTTACGCAACGCCCCGCCGCGAGGCAGGTTCTGAAGGTTCATCTTGTCGCCACCTGAAGCCCGACCAGTATGCGCTCCCCAGTAGTTGAGCAGAATCGGTAGACTCCCTCGCTCGGCAATACCAATGAACGACTCGGTACGGGTTTCCTCGAGCGTAGATTTGATGCCGAGACGCGCAGCAACGATGGCCTGCACCCTTGGGTCATGATGCTCGGCGAGAGCTTTGAATTCTTGGTCAGTTTTACTAAAGGCATAGGCTTCCTTGTTTGTACGCAGGCTCACCTTTACGGGCGGCTCAACTCCAAGCCTCTTCAACACCTCAGCGAACTTGGGGTTCGACATCAGTGCTTCACGTCCAACAGTAGCGTCGATGCGCTCCATCAGTTTCTCTTTGTTCGACTGCACCTTGAACAGATGGTCAACCAACACATTCCTGTCCAGCTTAAGCACTGGGTCAGTGAACATGCGAATCATCAGGTCTTGGATGTAGAGTTCCTTGGGAGGGTTCCACTGCTTGAACACATGGTAGAGGGCATACGTCAGGTCAACGTCGTGTTTGCAGTACTCACCATAGCGAGCCAACTGGTCAGCAGGGAAGTCTTCACGGCGTAGGCCAAGTGCATTGACAACCTCTGTGCCCTTCTCGTCCAGCAGATACTTCTTAGCCAGTGCTGCTAGTGAACCACCAACAGTGAGTCCAGTAACGGGGCGTGCCATCGATAAGGTATCGAGATAGTACTTCGGCTTGATGCCATAGCGCCATGCAAGGATTGCTCCGTCGAAGGCCATGTTGTGACAAATGAGGTAGGCATTAGGGATACCGAGTTCATGAAGCGCTTCGGTAATCTGCCTGTCCGTACCTGTAACCCAACGGGTTTCTCCGTCGTCGACTTTGTAGGCGAATCCAATGACTTGGAATTGCTCGTCTCGGATGTAGTGTTCAGTGGTGTATTTTTTGAGTCCATAGTCTTTACTGTAGTACGTCTCAAAGTCGAGGGTGATGAGTTGTGTCATGTCTTCTTCTCGTGGTGATCTTTTAGGTAGTTGAAGGCTGCTTGCCAGCCCACCCATCGGCAGCGCACATGAGCATTGGCGTACGTGTTGTCGTAAGGAGTAAGCGGCTGAGAATGGTTCTTTGCGTGCCAAATCTCAAAGGCTTCCCGCATGGTCTTACTGTCCTTCTTCCTATATGGCACAGTGATGCCAATTTCTTTCCTAGTCATTTGGCATTGCTCGTTGGATAGTGATGCGCACTCTCAGTGGCTCACCTTTGATCTTGAAGCTGTCGATGTCAGACTGTGCTTCGCTCTTGTTTGCATACAGTGAGTAGCCCACTGTGCTCCATGCTGCTTTGTGAAAGGCGCTGTCGTGGATGCCAATAGCCCACATGGTGACTGTGGTGCGGTAAGGTTGCCTGCTCATAAGGGGGCCGCTTCGAGTTGCTTGAGTTTATTTACGGTCATAGTTCGGATTGCGTTTGGCTCTTCCCGAGGCGATCTGTTCGCGAGCTTCAGCAAAGAAGTCAAGTCCACTGCTGGAAACGGCCACTGGCCTTGGTTTTGGTCGGGGGCTGCGGTACGGCTTTTTCTCTTTTGGTTTTTCATTTAGTTCCTCCCAGTTCGGCCAAGGTGCGCCGGGCGCTAACACCGTCTTCATCGTTGATTGCTCGGGCTCGTTTGTAGATGATGTCTTCTTTGACAATGTCGAGAGCCTGTTCGAGTTGTCTAACATTGCACGCGTCAAGCTGCGCATCATGAATCTCCATTGCTAAGTTAATTGCCACAAGTTCAGGGCCAGTGGCCACGAACCGCATGTCGTTCTTTACACCACGCTTAGCCACAGATAGTAGAGCGTCTTGGCCAGCACGAATCTCTTCTTGCCAGTCGTCCCCGATACCCATACGTCCGAAGCCCTCCATCATATTGAACGCGCCAATGATGATGTCGATGTCTTCTTTGTTGGCCTCGCCCTTACGCAGTTGCTCGATGGCTACGTGGTTCTTGATGCGAATGTCCACAGCTAACGACACAGATGAGAATGGTTTAAGGCCACTCGTCACCCATGTCATCACGTCAAGGCGTACGCCCTTCGGTTTGTACTTACTCTTCTTTCGCATCACGCGCCACTATCGCTTGGAGTTGGAAGAAGATAGCCATGAGGAAGAAACACATGGCATAGCCGACAGTGAAGAACGTCATTGACAGCGCGCCCATCAGGAACGCGCCAGCGGCACAGACACATAGGACGTTGTAGAGGAAGTGGTAAGTCACATTGAATCCAATCTTGCTTTGACTAGTAACGTAGCGACAGCATCTTGGACACTCTCGCCTTCCTTGAGGACGTACATGGTCGGGCCTGACTGGCGACCACCAACTAGGTTTTTGCCCATCGTGTTTTGGCTATGCGACACAAGCACTGTTCCGTTCATTGCTCGAAACATTTGCACAGATGTTTGTGGCTCACCCATGCTGTGATGTGTAGTTGCATACGCACGGTCTTCAGCGATGCTAATCTCAGCACTAGAGTTCAGCCAGTTGCGTAGTTTTCTTTTTAACCAACTCATACTATGCTCCAAAGATTTGTTTGAGTTCGTCGTACAGCTTACGGGCTTGCACGATGGAAAGTGTGTTGAGGTCAACGGGTGTGACTTGTACTGTGGGTGTAGCAGCAGCTTTATTCTTAACTGGCTCGAGCTTTACCTCGGCGACCGCTTGCTTATTGGCTTTGTGCCCTTCCTTGATGCGGCGAGTCATCTCTTCTTTACCGAGCTTGGCGCGGGCTGCTTGCATCTTGGACACAATTTCCAGCTTAGCGGCGCGAGGGTACGCATCCACTGCAACTGAGTACATGTATCTCCCAGTAGTACTGCACATGGCTTTGTGTAAAAGCTTGCGCTTTGCCATCGTATAGAGCTGAGACATCACAGATGACTCTAGAATCTCACCAGTGAAAGCTTTGGCAACTGCATTACCGTAGCAAGCTGGGTGGGCTTTAACCCAATCGAAGATGCGCTCGTTGTTGGTAAGCACCACCGGCTCCAACGGCTGCTCAGGGTCATCGAAGCTTAAGTTATCAAGCTCTGTGTGTTTAGTGAGTAGTTGCATTTTAGGTAATACCTTTGTGAAAAGTTCAGTACGTAAGTCAGACATAGTTATTTGTCCAGTTGTTGTTCAACGATGGTTGCGATGAATTGATCTTTCAACTCGTCCATGTCTTTGCAGATTTTTGAATATTTGCCACTGCGGAGGATGAAGCCGTTGTCGACTTTCTCTACCGTGAATGACGTGGTGTTGTGCATAAATACTCGAGGCTCTAGCGGGGCCTGCGGCCATTGTTGGTTAACTGCTCCCATACCTAATCCTGTGTTCCCGAAGCCTTGGCTAGCGGGCCATATGGCGTTTTGCGCTGCGTTTGCTGCTGAGTTCATAGGTAGATGCCTCTGTACATGTGCGTTGTATTCCGCTTCGCGCATACGTTCCGTAAGATACGCCATCGCGTCCGCATGATCATCGTGCTTCTTCTCTCTGGCGCTTGAGGCACTCGACGAGCTTCTCCAAGTAGTGCAAGCCTTTACCAACTTCTTGAATGGATTCATCTTTACTCCCCATACGCATTACATATTTCAAAGCACCGCCACGGTAGTAGCCGATTTGTTGTTCGATTGGCCATGTGTCCACCACATCCCACGGTTGAACCGCGAGTTTCTTGTAGTGATCGCCGCCGACTTGTCGCAGACTTGGTTGCATGATAGGTGTCACTCTCTCAGTTGTTGGAATGTAGCCAGTAGCCAATCGAATGTTGCGAACGACAGGGCACACATCAGGCTCGTCGTATTTACATCCAGTGGCATCGCAGTGATTCATGTGTTGGTAGTATTCCATCAGTCGTATACCTTTATGTATGGGTCAAGCCCTTGGTGAATCATCAGTTGTACGAGGCGTGACTCGATACGTGCCATCCTCGCAGCGAGCTCCTTGTTGCTCGGTTGTGAGCTTGACGGCGTACTGAGCAAAGAGCCACTTGTCTCCAAGGGCTTTGACACATTGAATCCAGTCTCGCTTGTAGCGGTCACGGACTTCTGGTGTGACGTCGTAGTTGTTAAAGAGCTTTTCAGCTCGTGCTTCGAGTGTGAGTATTGACATTCGTCGTCTTTCATACAGTCAGTTTGGATGCGACAGCGGCTGCTGTCAGGGTATCGACATCAAGGGTGCCAAGGAGTTCCTCAGCACTGGTCTTGGGCTTCTCTCGCTTGATGCCATTGGCTTTCTCAGCCACACGGTCAAGGTAATCTTGGTTGATGTACAAGGACAGGCCGGGCCACAGCTTGAGTGCTTCGTTCAACGACTTAGCAGAGTTCAAGAACTGGCGAACCTTGTCTGTCACAGCTTCCCATCGGTCGTCAATCTCTCGCATAACTTTGCGATGGGCAACAAGCTCTTTAGCACCTTGGGGGAGAAGGTAACTGTTCTCGTTGACCTTAGTGATATACCCGTAGTAGCTGCTGTTACTCTGCTCAGTGCGGGGGCATGGAAATCCAGAGGTTGCCATAACTTGGAAGTCGACGTTGTATTCTCTCTCAGCCTCGGGGTCTAGCCTGTATGCGACGCGCAGTGTGATCTTTCCGGGATTGATCTTCCAGTCCTCGGGCATCTGGTCGCGTAAGTGTTGGTGGTTGCCCCAGATAAGGGCCGTCATGTTCCCATCGTTATCAGGGACGGTGCACGACTCGGGCGGCACAGTGTGCAGTGCCTTTTCTTTGTCCCGCATGTTGCGGATGTTGACCCGCGTAGAGTCTAGGAGGCCATTGGAAATGGATACGTATGCCATGGTTGTCTTTCAGTAAGTGATTTGATGATACAGGAAACGTGTGTATGTTCTATAGTTCGCTATAGTTTATTTTTTCATGAGACCTCCACTTGTTCATAACCGTTGGTTGTAGCGTAGATGTGTTTACGCAGTGCCTTCATGCCGTTGTCAAGGGTACGCTCACGCATCAGACGAACACGCTCATCCATCGTGCGCTTCTTGTACTCACCATCTACCCATACATGTGTGTCGGGCTTGTTGGCGATACGCATACCGTGATTGAGCACAGCTAGTGCATCGTCACCTGTTGGGTTCTTGTAGTCGATGTCAGCAATCAGCTTACCAATAGGGGGCGAGTACCAGTAGTTGCTGAGCTTCTTCTCGATGTGTTCTTCAAAGCCAACACGTAGCATGACCATGGCTAACTTTCGGATGACTGCGGTGTCTGCTTTGACTGATTGGATTGCTTCGTTCTTCACGATAGTCTTAATGTCCTTGGGGATGTTGAGGCAGTCGACTCGGCCTTGTGGGAGGTCAACTTGGAACTGTGTGCCCTGCTTGTAGGGGATGGTCTTGTCTCTGGTGTTTGCACACCATGCTGGCTTCTCCCACCCATGGGCACCATAGAAGTGGCTCGTGACACGAATGGCAGTCTCTTTGTTACGGTGGTGCCCTGTGTCTGAGTAGATAGTCAACCCAGTGATGTCTTGCAGACGGTTGCGAATCGTCATGTGGTGCACACTAGGCCAGCTCTTCGTATTAGGTGCAAGCAGTGTCATCACGTTGTCTGGTGCGATGCTGACCAATGGCGTTTCGTTGCGTACTTCACTACGCTTGTATTGGCCGGAGGTTTCATCTTTCTCCCAGTTGTACTGCAAGAAGGTGAATGTGAACGTACCGTCATCTGCTTTGGTTAGCCGTGTGTCTGTTTTGTACGCCTTGAAGTCATTGCTCTTGCGGCGTGTATCGAAGATTTTTTCTGTCCAGTTGTAAGTAAGTATCGCGCCCATGTTTTCTCCTTAAGTAAGTTTCTCTGCTATCTCAACAGCAAGCCAACGCTCCATCGAGCTTATAGTTGCTTCACAGTCTGCCTTGATGGTTTGGTCTGACGCCAAGTCTGTCTTGTGTTGTGTGGTTATCACGAACGCGCCGTCCATATACTGAACAGTAGCGATCAGTCTGTTGTACACCGAGTGGATGTTGGTCTCGAATAGCTTGGACTTCCGAGTCCCGTACATCCATCTAAGTTGCTTCGTCGAGTCGTTGCTTAACGTCATACGCTTCCTCCAAACTTGGATGCACCTCGTGTATCCATTCGATTCGTTCCTCAAGCTCAGCTAATTGGTCTTCAAGGTCACTGACTTCATCCTTGAGTCGAGCGTTCTCTTCTTGCAGCTCGTTGCATAACGATTGGTGATACGCCAAGTCTTCTTCTATCTCAGCGATTTGGTCACTTAGGTTGGCCATTTAGTTCATCCTTTCACATGCTGTTACCCATGCTTGTGCTTCTGCTCTGGTGTTGAACACCATCTTCTGCTTCACACTAAAGGCATGTGCGTGATACTCATGCACTGGTTCGTCGTAGCTTTGCCTTGCCCGAATAACTCTGTGCACTTCGCCTAAGCGAGCTCGTGACTCACCTCCATACAATCCGTAGCTCCATTTCTGAGTGTCGTATGAAAGGTTCTCCCATCTGTACTCGACTGTCATAGTCTCACTATTGCTATCGTCCATGCCTTGGCCTCCTCCTCTGTGTAGAACATTTTTCTGTGTCTACCAACCTCTACGCCATACATCCACATCTTGAATGACTGCTTCGTAGTGCATAGAAGAAGGCGCACCGTCGCTTTGTAGTGGTAGCGGCTATACAGAGCGTAGTCAAAGTCATACAGCCTCCACCCCCGCAGCTCTTCTTCCTTAACAACAGTGCGCCACTCTAGTTGCATGATGCTTTCTCCAATGCGTAGAGAGTCCACAGATATGCTTTGGCGTCCTCCACATCAGTGAAGTACCTAAGGCCTTTACCCATGGACAAGTCTGCGTAGTAAGTTCCGAGCTCTTCATTGATTTGCACAACCTCGCCAACGATGTAGCCCTTGCCTACTGTGGCATCGCATAGATACCACTGAACTAAACCAGCCCTGTCACGGCTAGTCTCGTCGGAATTAACCCAGTGCGTCACTGCTCTAACTCGAAGTGAATGTTGTCACCCCATGGTGCGTCGACGTCGCTGCTGATACACCACACGACTGGATAGCCGGGGTCTTGGCCGAAGTATGTGTAGCCGTCAGTCAAGCACACGAACACCTGTGGCTCGATACCCTGCTCGGCAAGGAAGTCAAAGCCTGCTGGCATATGTGTGCCACCACCTGAGAAGAACTCGAGGCTGACCTCTTCACCGCAGTCGAACTCCATGTGCTTCTTGACCTCGGTGTCTGTGTAGATGACATGCACCTTCTCTGGTCGGCACTGCTCGATGATGCGTGATAGGTGACCGTTGTAGTAGTCGAGCTCGCGTTTGCTGATAGAACCAGATACATCGACCTGCACAACAAGCTCACCCATCTGTGGCAACTTGTCAACGCTAGGCAGATAGTGATCTACGAAGCGACGGTTAGGACGACGCCAGCTCTGACCCTGTGCAACGCACGCAGTCATGTGCTTCTCAAGGATGTCATACCAAGGAGTCTTGACCTCGAGCAAGCCAGCAACCATCTCGGCTAACTTGCCAGACAACTTGCCGCGCATCTTGGCAGCTTGAGCAGCCTCGGCGATCTCGACCTTGATCTGACCCTCGATCTCTTTAATCTCGTCAGGTGTCAGGGGCTTGCCATTACCATCAGCACCAATGCCATAGATAACGTCCTCACCTAAGCCGTTGTCACCGTGGTCTTCGGGCAGCTCGTCATAAATAGTCTCGGTGGTCTTGTCCTTGGAGCCAGCCATGTTGACTGTGTTGGGGATGCGCTGGCCTACGTTGCTGTCGTCGAGCGTGTCGTTAATCCAAGCGTCACCTGCATAGTTCCACTTCTTATGATTGCGAGCACCCTTGCGTACTGCGTGCTGACCGATGACGTGGCCTACCTCGTGGCACAGACCCCACACAATCTGCGGCACAGTCAACGACTCGATGAAGTCATTGTTGTAATAGATGTTGGCACGTGCATCGACGGCCAGTGTTTGGATGCTGTTGTCACAGATGAGCTTACGACGCAGAAGAATTGCTGCGAAGAAGGGATGGTCAAGCACGATTTGTGCTTTTGCTTTTTCTAGTTTAGTTGCCATTTGCGGCCTCCAGTTTCTCGTTTACACACATTGCTACTGCCTGAGCGAATGACACCTTCTGCACACTGACAGACTGGTCTTTCTTGCGGTGCCAGATTTTGTTCTCTCCATACCCATCGCTACTTACC